ATTCACAAAACGCCCCAAAACGAGAAGGTGAGAAACCACCTGAGGTTATTGAACCCGAAGTGATACCGAGAATTCCTGCAGAAGTTTTATGTGTTGAAGAACACCACTCTATGTCTGCATCATTTTGGACGACGATGGCGTCTCCATTTATCAAGGAAATTTCTGCAGTGTATTCAGGAATTCCCACGTGGGTTCAGCCAATTAAATACATGAGTATGTTCAAGTACTATGTTGTTGATAATCTAGTCAAGTTAGCGAAGTATGACATCAAAATCCACATTCCACCCATTGTGAGATATGTAGAGTCCTTCCCTAGAGATAAGAAAGCTGTCGCAGAACGTGTTTACAAAGCCCGAAAGTATTACACAATTTTTTCCTTTCTTGGACATTCATGGTCTCAGAAAGTCATCCACCCACCGAAGCATTTTCCAACCTACGAGATTACAATTAATCGTTGGATTGATGTTGGTTACATTGCGAAGCTTTTTTCAGTAGCGTATGTCACATGTCACTTTGGTCGGTCCCTAATAGAACATCTTGGGAGTCATAGATATGTCGAGGACGTCTCCACAGATATGGTCAACACTGTATTTTATCCGATTTATACGACAGCGTATATGAGACTGAACATTGTGTTTTTGATTTTCAAAAAGATTTACAAATTTTTTGAGTATATCAGATCTTTTTATGATTTCACGTATGAAGTTTCTTTAGTTCGCGTCAATGAGATGGTGGCTGATGATGCCAATTTTCGATTGGCACCTAAGAAGCCGATTGCAAACCATGTGACGGAGTATGAGTACCGTCATAAATTGTATCTCACAAATCACGGCAGATACTTTGTTGAGCTCCCTTCTTGGTTGTTAGCTCAAAAGTATTGTGATGGTTCCCTCCCTAAGAGACTTCATGTGTCTGATGATTTGTTTAAACTGTGCATTAATGCCAGAACTATGAACATATATGGTGGTAAAGATAATCTCAAGAAGCGTGTTGATCATTTGGTCAGTTCAGCCACAGAGAGTCCACTCACTTTAGTTGATGTTAGTTCGAAGCGGAACACTACAACTGACACCGTCACTGCGATACGCCACCTGATTGACAGGACCCCTGAAGACGAACATTTTCAGGCGGGGGACACCCGAATCGAATTTTTCATTATGGCTATAAATGCTATGATATTCAGTTACCTCCTATTCGTTTCATTAAGCGGGACTTTATTCTCAAATATAGTCGTCGCCTTGCTGAAACGGGTTTTCAGGTACTTAGTTCGAGACGTCCCATGAGAGCCTCCCTCGGGATACACGTCAGAGGTGTGTGTTTACCACACCCTGACTGCGCCTGCCCCATCACATTACTTGATGGAGAACTGAGGCGTGCGGCGACAGCCGTACCTATAGATGAATTCGGGTGCAGACTGCCTCCTGGTGCAGTGCTGCCATACACGAATTTCATGTCGTCCATTCCAGGATCGATAACCAACAAAACAAATTTTTATTCATCCACACTACCAGATTCCAGATTCACTCAATATCAACTAGATCAATGGCCAAGAATCTTAGAAATGATTGACAGGCAGTTTTATATTTCTGATGATTTTCATAAACCAGCAACAACATCTCAAGATTGCATTGATGTGTTTAGAAATCTCTTCCTTCACACGATTCATATGGTGCAGGAGGAATTTGAAATGGCGCCTCCAGATACAGACTTTGGCATTGAAGCTTGGCTTGAGAAGACCGGATATGCAGAGTTCGAAAAAGAAAGACTCAGGGAGTCATATAAAGAAGACTCAAAATTGACCTCAAAAGAAGAACGTTGTAAATGTTTCTGCAAGGCCGAGACCTATCCGGAGGAGAAACCAGCGAGACCCATTAAATCGAGAACAGATAGATTTAAATGTGAAGTCGGGCCGGCGTTTCAGGTCATCAATGAATACTTGTTCAAGCATGAATGTTTTGTCAAGAAGATTCCGCTCCCGGATAGACCAGCATATCTGAGGAATCTTGTTGACATTCCAGGTGCGACGATCAGCTGCACAGACTTTTCCAAGTTTGAATCCCATTTCACAAATATTGTGATGAACATAATTGAATTCACTTTTTACTCATATATTCTTTTTAAAACAACTAAGCATGATATCTTTATGAAGCTAGTACGGCGTGTTCTTGCCGGAAAACAACATTTCGATTTTAAATTCTTCACCACTAGCTACACAGCAACTAGAGCTTCTGGTGAAATGTGTACATCGTCCGGTAATGGATTTACGAATTACTGCGTGTACAAATTTGTATGTAGAATGAAAGGAGCCACCTATGCGAAAGGGGGACATGAAGGAGATGATGGTATTACAGCCACTCTACCTCCAACATGTGCACCCACTTCATCTGATTATTTTTATCTAGGATGGTTCTGTAAAATGGAAAACGTTAAAAAATTTTCCGAAGCATCTTTTTGCGGCATCGTCTCAGACGATGAAGAGTTGATCAACGTATGCGACATAGTGAAAGCAGTCGCAGAAGTTGGATGGACCGGCGAAAAGTACGCCTTTGCTTCCACAACTACACACAAAGCCCTTATTCGTGCTAAGGGTTATTCTATGGTTTATCAATACTATAAGTGTCCTATACTAGACTCTCTGGGGAGATATATGTTGAGGATTACTGATGGAGATATCATAGAAAAGAAAATGCTCCAAATGTTGCAACGTGGCCAAATTGCGGATCTATATAAACGAGAGATCCTGAAGCAAGCTATAAGTAACGGCATTCCACCCAAATTGGAATGTGGACCACGAACTCGTGAACTTGTTGATAGACTGTACAAAATCAGCCACCAAGTTCAGCTCGAGACCGAGTTGTACTTAGATTCTCTCAATTCTGTTGTACAATTAGAACTCCCTTTGGAGTTCCCCGATCTCTGGTATAAAACTTATGAGAAGTTTACCTCTATAGGATTTGACTCTATGTTTCGGACCTCAGGCGTTGTTACGCAGTCCGAAAAGCATTGTGACTATTTGGCCACAATCATAGGTGTCAAACCATTTTTCTAGAGAATGAATTGAGATGGCGTGCGAGCCATAACTCCTGCCCCTGATTTTACAATCGGGCAGATACAGTTATGTTTACTTTTCCCTTGTTGATTGCGCCCACCCACGTGTGAGGTAGCAACTCGGCCAGATCAATAGATCAGACAATCTATTGACCCATGGCCGTTTTGTATGCTTTATCGGTGCAATCTCCAAAGTGATCAGTCAACACTGTGTCGTGCCCCTGAATAGGTTGCAGGACCGTGGAC